CAGCCCCCGGCATGGATTGCCAGCTTGGCCCAATAACGCCCCGCACTGACGGGGCGTTTTCTTTTTCCGTTAGGCATAACACAAACACCTCAAGCAGCCTCGCACATGCGGGGCTTTTTCGTTTCTGGAGATTGAGCCTTATGAGTTTCTTTCACGGCATCACGACCACGCTGGTCGACATCGGCGCGCGCACCATCTCGCTGCCGTCGTCCTCGATCATCGGTCTGTGCGACACCTTCACCCCGGGCGATCTCGGCGGCGGCACGGCCAAGGCCGGCGAACTGATTCTGCTCACGTCGGAGCGCGAAGCCATTGCGGCGTTCGGTGCCGACTCGGCGATCACCAAGGCCGCCCAGGCCATCTACGTGCGCACCAAGGCGGTAATCGTCGCCGTCGGCGTGGCGAAGCTGGAGGACGCCGCCCTGCAAACCTCGGCGATCATCGGCGGCGTTCTCGCCGGCGGTCAGCGTACCGGCCTGCAGGCGCTGCTCGACGGCAAGAGCAAGCACAACGTGCAGCCCAAGCTGCTGATCGCGCCGAAGCACTCGGCGACTCAGGCGGTCGCGACCGCGATGGATGCACTGGCTGCCAAGCTGCGCGCCATTGCCATCATCGACGGCCCGAACACCACCGACGAGGCCGCGCAGGCCTACGCCCAGGAGTTCGGCAGCAAACGCCTGTATATGGTGGATCCGGGTGTGCGGTTCTGGGACACGGTCACCAGTGCGACGGTCGACGCGCCGGCCTCGGCGTGGATGGCGGGTCTGTTCGCCTGGACGGATTCGCAGTACGGCTATTGGGCCTCGCCGTCGAACAAGGAGTTTGTCGGCATCACCGGCACGTCGCGTCCTATTGAGTACCTGGACGGCGACGAAACCTGCCGGGCCAATCTGCTCAACAACGCCAATATCACCACCATCATTCGCGATGGCGGCTATCGCGCGTGGGGCAACCGCACGCTGTCGAGCGATGCGAAATGGGCGTTCGTCACCCGCGTGCGCACCTGCGACATCCTCATGGATGCGGTGCAGGCTGGGCACAAGTGGGCGGTCGACCGCTCGATCACCAAGACCTACGTCAAGGACGTGACTGAAGGCCTCAACGCGTTCATGCGCGATCAGAAGAACGCCGGCGCGATCATCAACTTCGAAGTCTATCCCGACGACGAGCTGACCACGGCCGGCCAGATCATGCAGGGCAAGGTGTATTGGCGCATTCGCTTCACCGACGTGCCGCCGGCCGAGAACCCGAATTTCCTCTTTGAAGTCACCGACCAATGGGCGACTGAAGTTCTTGAAATCGCCTAAGGAGGCGCACCGATGATCCCTCAAGTATTGCGAAACATGGCGCTGTTTTCGGACGGCGTCAGCTTTGCCGGCGAAGTGCCGACCCTGACCCTGCCCAAGCTGACGCGCAAGGTCGAGGACTATCAGGGCGGCGGCATGGCTGGGCCGATTGAAATCGCTGTGGGCCTGGAAAAGATGGAGGCGGCGTTTACCACCAACGGCGTGCGCCGCGAGTCGCTGAAGTTGTTCGGCCTGGCTGACCAGACGGCGGCCAATCTAGTGTTCCGGGGCGCTTTCGGAGATCTGAAGGGCCGCATCGTGCCGGTGATTGTCACCCTGCGCGGCGGCGTGAAAGAAATCGACATGGGCGACTGGAAGTCGGCGACCGTGGCGGAAATCAAGCACGCCGTGACGATCACCTACTACAAGCTCGAAATCGACGGTCGTGTGATGTTCGAAGTCGACCCGATCAACATGATTCAGGTGGTCGACGGCGTGGACCAGCTCGCCGCCGAACGTTCGGCCATCGGCCTCTAAGGACTAAAAAATGACTCAAGCAAACGCAAGCAAACCGGTTCCGTCGTGGCTGGCCGTGAGTGAATCCCATGTCGTCGTGACCCTGAAAGGCTCTGTGCTGATCGGTGGTGTGGCGGTGGACAAGCTGACCCTGCGCGCGCCGACGGTGCGCGACGAGCGTGCCGCGACGGCGGTGGCCAATGGCGACAGCGAGAAGTACGAACTGCACCTGCTGTGCAGTCTGGCGCAGGTGACCGAGGCCGAGTTGTTGACGCTGTCGGTGCGTAACTACAAGCGCATCATGGCGGGCTATTTTCGCCTGGATGAAGAGGACGAGCTTTAACCCCGGGACGCAAAAGGTCGTGGCCAAGCGCTTGGCGAAAGAGACGGGTTTCTCTGCCGCCGAGATTGAGGCCATGACCTTTGACCGGATGCTGTGGTGGCTCACGGATTGAGCCGCCTTTGAATCGGCGAAAGTAGGACACGCACATGGCGAATAAACTCGCGCTGGGCCTGGTCATTGGCGCGGCGATCAGCTCGACGGTGGGGGCGGCGTTCAAGGACGTCGGCGGCCGGATCAAGAAGCTGGAAGAGACGGGCAAAAAGGCCCGGGTCTTGGAAAAGACCATTGGCGACACCATGCGCCTGCGCGAAGAGTGGCTGAAGGCGCACCGGGATGGTGAGAAGGGCGCCGACAAGTTGCGCGCGCGCCTGGAGGCCAATCTGGCCGCCCTGAAGAAAAACGGCGTGGAGGTGCGCAACCTCGGCAAGGCTTACACGCAGATGGGCAAGATGGCCCGGGGCGCCGAGCTGTCGGCCAAGGGCCACATGCAGCTCGATGCCGGCAAGCAGGAGTTGCGCAGCAGCATCGGCCGGGCCACTGCCGCGACGGCGATGGCGGCCATTCCGACCAAGGTCAGCGCGGACTATGGTGCGATCATTCGTGACATTGCGATCAAGGCCAACATTGCCAATACGCCGCAAGAGGCGCAGCTGTCCAAGACCGTGGTCGACACCTCGCGCGATACCGGCATGGCGCGCAACGACGTGGCCGAGCTGGTCAACGCCCTGGTAGGGGCCGGTATGGAGCTGGACAAGGCGCTGGCTTACGCACCGACGGCGGCCAAGTTCGCCGTGGGGCAGGGGTCGGAAGGCACGGAAACGGCCAAGATGATCAACGCCCTGGGGCAGAACGCCAAAATCACCGACCCCGGGGTGATGCAAAAGGCGCTGGAGGCCATCGCCTACCAAGGACAGGCGGGCAGCTTTGAAGCGGTCGACATGGCCAAGTGGTTCCCCGAGCTGCTGGCCGGCATGGGCAAATTGGGCATCACCGGCATGGACTCGGTGACGCAGTTGGGCGCCATGCTGCAGGTGCAGATGAAAACCGCCGGCGGTTCGGACGAGGCGGCCAACAACCTCAAGAACTGGATGGAAAAGATCGGTTCCGGCGAGACGGTCAAGGCTTACGAGAAGGCCGGCATCGACTACAAGGGCTCGATGCAGACCGGTCTGCAAAATGGCAAATCGACGCTTGAGTCGAGTTTTGCCCTGGCCCAAAAGTACATCGAAGCGACCGACCCGAAACGGGCCGCCGAGATGGCCAAGGCGACGGCGGCGATCAGCCAGGAGGCCGACCCCGAGAAAGCCAAGGCCATGATCGACTCGCTGGAAAAGGCCTTGCGCACCGGCGACCTGTTCGCCGACATGCAGGTCAAGGCGGCATTGACGGCGTACATGCAGAACAAGGATCTGTACGAGCAACTGAAAAAGGATTCGGGAAGCGCGGCCGGGATCCTCGACAAGAACCTCGCCGAGCGCCGGGAAACGTCGGCGCAGAAGTGGGCCGAGATGGGCCACAGCCTGGACGACTCGATGCGGGCCGTGGGTGATGCGATTCGCCCGGTCACGGACGCGGTGGCCGACGGCCTCACGAAAGCGACCGGCAGTCTGGCCCGTTTGGCCGAAGAGTCGCCACGGCTGGTGACGGCGCTGGGGTTGGCGGGTGCGGCTGTGGCCGGCCTGTCCACGGCCTGGAGTGGCCTGAAGATGGCCCGGGGCCTGATGAATATCGGCCGGGGCTCGATGATGGGTAACCCCAACATCCCGCAAAAAGTGATCGTGACCAACATGGGCGCCGGTGGGCTCGGCGGCGGGCTGGATGCCGGCGACCTCGATGCCGGCGGTGACGGGAAGAAAGGCGGCAGGGGCCGGGGCGGCATTCCGCCCGAACGCTCCCGGGCTTCGCAGGTTGGCGAGGGCATGAAGGGGCCGGCCGTTCTGGCGGTGGCTGACGCGGCGTTCAAGGCCTATGACACCTACCAGAATGCCGAGACGCAGGACGAGAAGGCCGAAGGCTATGGCGAGGCGGCGGGCGGTCTGGCGGGCACGCTGGCGGGCGCGGCGGCCGGTGCCGCCATCGGCACGGCGGTGCCGATCATCGGCAACATTGTCGGCGGCCTGATTGGTGGTTACCTCGGTTACATGGGGGGCGATGCGGCTGGCGGCTTCCTGGGCAAGAAACTGTTCGGTACTGACGAGTCGTTGAAGAAGGTCCCGGACGCCGGGCCGCTGATGATGGCCAACGCCGGCAAGGACATCAAACCGGTGATGGGCGATATCGCCAAGTCGTTTGCCGCGCCGGCGGCGCCCTTGATGATGGCGCGACCGGGGGCGGCGCCGGCCGACAAGTCGCCGCAGGTTGGCGATGTCGGCCGCGCGATGATGCTGCCGCCGGCCAGCGCCGACGCCAAGGCTGGGCCGCTGGCCAAGTCGGCCGAGCCGGCGCCGGTGAAGGTCGATTCGAAAGTGGACATTCAGGCGCCGTTCAACCTGACCGTGCAGGGCGACGTGCAGGACGCCAATGCGCTCTACAACAAACTCAAGCCGATGCTCGACCAGCATTATCGCGACCTCGCCAAGCAGCAGGAAGCGAACAAGCTGTTCGATGCGCCGCACGTTTAATCCGGGGGACTCATGGAAGCATTGGGGCAGTTGCAGTCGGGGCTCAAGTACCTGACCGCCGCCGGCGAAACCGGCCGGCGCAGTCTGGACGGCATGATGGGGCCGGTGAATGGCGCGATCGGGGAAATCAGCGGGGCGGCGTCCGAGCTGGAGGGGTTGCCCATCGTCGGCCCGGCCGTCGGGGCCAAGCTTCAGCGGCTCATGCGCGGGGTCAATGCGGCCCAGGCGCAGGTCGGCCGGGTGGTGTCGCTGTATAGCACCGCGACCCGCGCGATGGCGCAGATCGACGAGCGCCTGGGGGTGCTGAAGGAACAGGCCGGCAAGGCCGCCACGGCGATCAACAAGATCGCCGGCAAGGCCAGTCCGGCGTTGGCCAACATTTTGCCCACCGGCGCCTTTGCCACGGATCAGACGCCGGCACCGGAGGCGGTCAAGCCGTTTCCGCACCTGCTGATCATCCAGCCGCGCGACCCGAAGGCGGCGCCGTATTTCTTTAATCTGGACACCGCCGCGTTTGACGAGCTGCGGCGCACGACCGAATTCCGCTGGGCCTCGCAAGAGCGCCTTTCGCGGCGCCCGGCGCAACAGGCGGTGGGCATGGGCGACGAGAAAATCACCCTCAAAGGGGTGATCTTTCCGCCCCTGAAGGGTGGTCTTAAGCAACTCGACACCCTGCGCGCGCTGGGCGCCCAGCTTCAGCCGCTGACCCTGACCACCGGTTATGGCGACGTGCTGGGGACGTGGTGCCTGAAAAGCCTGGATGAAGATCAGGGCGCGTTGATGGCGGGCGGGATCCCGCGCAAGCAGTCTTTTAACCTGGAGTTTGTGCGCTATGGCGACGACATGCAGAACATCTGACGGGGATCTGCTGGACACCATCTGTCACAACTATTACGGCGACCTGGCTGGAGTGGTCGAGGCGGTGCTTGATGCCAATCAGGGGCTGGCCGACGAAGAACAGCCGTACCGGGCCGGCGTGCTGATCTTGCTGCCGGATCTGCCGGCCGCCGTGTCTGAAGAGGTCGCGCTCTGGGACTGACCCCGTCCGGAGTATCGCCGGCACCCCATCGCGTTACGCGTAACGCGCCCTCTACTTGGCCCGCCCTGTGCAGGCTTTCTTTTGGAAGCAATCCATGACCCCGCGATTTCGTATTGTGGCCGACGGCAGCGACATCACCGCGCTGCTCAACGACCGGCTGTTGCAGTTGAGCGTCACCGACAAGACCGGCATGGAGTCGGACGAATTCGAGCTGCGCCTCGACGACCGTGACGGCGCCATTGTGCTGCCCAGGCGCGGCGCCGGGATCGAGATATACCTGGGCTATGCCGAAACCAAACTGACCCGGTGGGGGCGTTATGTGGTGGACGAAATCACCGTGTCCGGCCCGCCCGATACCATCGTGATCAAGGGCAAGGCCAGCGACATGCGTGGCAGTGGCAAGACCGTGCGCAGCGGAAGCTGGGACAACGTTCCGCTGTCCAAGATCGTCGCCGACGTGGCCGCGCGCAACGGCTGGGAGCCGGTCTGTCCGGTCAATACGAAAGTGGTCCGGGCCGACCAGCTCAACGAATCCGATTTCCATTTCATCACGCGGCTGGCCAAGCAGTACGACTGCACGGCCAAGGTGGCCGACGGCAAGTTGCTGGTCATGCCGCGCCAGGGTGGCCAGACCGCGAGCGGCAAGGCCTTTGCGCCGGTCGTGATCACGCGCAGCGACGTCAGCCGCTGGCAATTCAGCCTTGGTGACCGAAACACCCACAAGGCGGTTGGGGCCAAGCATCAGGACAAGAAGACCGGCCAGCTTGCCGTTGTCTCCCTGGAGAACGACGACGCCCCGGCCGGCCTACCGGCGGTGCATACCGACCGGCATATTCACCCGAACAAGACGGCGGCCGAAGCGGCGGTCAAGGCGCGTTTGGCGGCGTTCAACCGCTCCACTGCCGGCGTGCGCCTGGAAATGGAGGGCCGCACCGACATCTTTGCCGAGCGCTCAGTGATCGTCCAAGGCTTCAAGGTCGGGCTCGATGGTGAGTATCTGGCCGATTCGGTGGAGCAGACCTACACCCAAGCCGGTTGGTCGACCACCGTTGAATGCAACGGCGGCAAGAATGGCAAAGCCAAGGCCAAAGGCAAGAAGGCCAAAGGCAAGAAGCCGGTCAAGGTCGTGAGTCTCGCGTAACCCGCAGTAGAACCCCATCGGCCGCCTTGTGCGGCTTTTTCATGTCTGGAGTTTGGTATGCCCATCGGTCAGCAGCAGTTGCTGCAAATCCTCCCCAACGCCCGCCCCGTCGCGGGCGTTTTTGTGTCTGCGCTCGATCCGGCCATGGTGCGTTTTGGCATCACCTCGCCGGTGCGGCAGGCGGCGTTTCTCGCCCAGTGCGGGCACGAGTCGCAGCAGTTGACCAAGATGTCGGAAAGTCTCTACTACCGGGACGCCGAGCGGGTCGCGCGGCTGTTCAAGTACGGTTTCGACCTGAACCGAAACGGTCGGGTCGATCCGGCCGAGATCGAGGACGCCAAGCGCTACCTGTGCAATTCCGAAAAGCTGGGCAACCGGGTCTACGCCGGTCGGATGGGCAACGGCCCCGAGGCGTCCGGCGACGGCTACCGCTACCGCGCGCGCGGTCTGATCGGCATCACCGGCCGCGACATGTACCGCCTGTGCGGCAAGGCGCTGGGCCTGCCGTTGCTCGAGCAGCCCGAGCTGCTGGAGCGGCCGGAATATGCCGCATTGTCGGCGGCCTGGTTCTGGTGGGATCACGGGCTGAACGAGCTGGCGGACGCCGGTCTGTTCGACCGCATTAGCCGCATCATTAACGGCGGCGACAACGGTCGCGACGATCGGCGTGAGCTGTGGGCCAAGGCCAAGGCGGTGCTATGTCAGTCCTCGATCTGATTCCGGCGCCGGTGCGCCCTTGGGCGATCGCCCTGGTACTGCTGTCGATCGCCGGCGCCGGGGCTGCCGGCAGTTGGGTGATTCAGGATTGGCGTTACGGTAACCAACTAGCCGATCAGGCCCGCCAGTCCGCCGAGGGGGCGCAGAAGGCCGCCGAGGCGATGGTGGGCGCGCTGGTGATCGAGCAGGGCCGGCGCGCCGCTCTGGAAGGCCGCCTGAAGGTCAACGATGAAAGCCACTACAAGGAACTCTCCGATGCAAAGAACGCTCAGCAACGCCTGTCTGATCGCCTTGCCACTGCTAATGTCCGGCTGTCAGTCCTACTCGCCGACACCCCCGGCCGCGCCGGTGCTGACGGGGTGCCATCCCCTGCCGGCGCCGGCGGCGTGGTTCATGGAGCCGCGCGAGCCGAACTTGAGCCAGCGCATGCTCAACGAATTATCACAATCACCAACGCCGGCGACCAAGGATTGATTGCACTGCGTGCATGCCAGGCTTACGTAAGGGAGGTTTCAGCGCCGAAGTAAAAGTGGCGGCCGGTCTGAATGCGACAGCATCCAGCCCGATCGCCGGTCCCGCAGATTCATCCCTACGCTTTGAAGCCTGGCAAGCCTTGAGCAGCACGCCACGCCTTAACGGATTTCAAGATGCCTTTAGGTGAATCGTCTTCGCCGTCCTCTGGGTAGTAGATCCAGTCAGATGCAGCGGCATTACCAGTTACCTCAATGAAGTGCTCTAACAATTCGTCCTGATATTCTTCTGTGCCGACAGCGCCACAGATTTCTTTGATCAATTCGAGAAAATCGTTTTCCGAGTATTCGGACAGGCTGCTTTTGAGTGCGATCATTTCGGGCTCCTGTGTGTATCAATGTGGTGTTTTGGGGTCATGGCGCTGAGGTTATCGACGTTGTACACCTCGCCACCCTCTGAAACGGGTATTCCGTGGTGAAGTTCAAAGGATCGTCGTTTACCTACGGTATCCATCGCCCGTGCACGTGGCGCCATACCTTCAAGCATTCGGGCCTTGTTGCTGTCGTTGAATTGGCTGGCCAATTCTGCATCACTACCCACTGCTATCCAGAATGCTTTCCTGAAAGCATCGAAGCTGCTAAAGCTCTTACCCCTGAGTTGATCAGCAATCCGTGTTGGTACAGGTGCACCCAGTCCAGCACTGGCCCCGGCAAGCCAAATGCCCGTGACGTCTTTTCCCTGCCCAGTTACGGTGCCAGGATCGAGACGAACATTCATCACGATGTACAGCGGCTGCACACCAGAATCAGCCGGGAACACGAGGATGAAGTCTTTGTAAGCGTCCGGGTAGATCGGGCTGACGATGATGCTATCTGCCTGTTCGGTAGGCGGATAAATCCAGATCTGAGGGGCTTGTGGAGCGCCCTCTAATGGGGGAATGCCTGAGGTGCTGGATGGGTCAACCGCTGGCGTCCATATCAGGGTTATCCCGTCACCAAAGTCCGCCACCTGCTGAGAGCCCTGAGCTTTGAACTGGACTACAGGAATCATTTCCCAGTCGCGGCGCTTCTGAGTGTTGTACCCGTATCCTTTCAAGGTGCCGTCAGCTTGTTGCTCGACATGCAACCGAACACGAGTGCGGCCTTCCTTGAGCGACTTCAGCTGATCCTCGGTGTACAGGCTGCTATCGCCCAGGCTAGACGGCCACAGTAGTGCAACCACTCCCGCCAAGGCTCCGGCAGCAACCCCAGTAGTAACTATGCCAGCACCACCAACGGCACCTATTGTAGCAGTCCCGGTGCCTACCCCAGCGACAACAGCAGCTCCAGCAGTGCAGAGCCCCCCACAAGACGCCCCGGCAGTAGCAGCAGCCGTTCCGCCAAGCAGGAGGGTTCCCAGTGCTGTGGGTAACGCGCTACCGCTGATTTTCTTGAGAGGGATGTTCCCCGCTGCATCCGTTTCACGACCACCCAGCAGGGAGAATTCTCCGTACTCGCTGACAGCATCCGTAGGGATCGATCCACCAGGACTGACGTAGTTAATGGTTCCGTCAGGCAGCTTGCAGGGTTTGGTAAAGGTGCAGCCAGCCGCATTGGGTTTCGCGTCTGCCTTCGGTGGGAGGTCTTTGTATTCCGCCCAACGCTGGGCATGGATATCAACAGGTTCTGCGCCGCTGTTGTCATCAGTCGCGTTGGGCAAAGCTGGTTTTGGCACATAACCACTCATGCAGTAGCTTCCTTGTTCGTCCTTGGGGGAATTCCAGCCTGTAACTGGACAGCATCGACCTTACCGGGAAGCTCAAGCGCTCGCTGTAGGATTTATCCTAAAAGCTGAGCTCTGCTTTCCCTGTGTTCCATGTCACTACTTGGGTGCGAATGGTAACCGCTCTAGCACGAGGGTTTGAATGGTGGCATTTTGAGGTTGCTACGGGGGGGCAGGTTTGCAGGGCGCAGGGGAGGATATTGCTTTGAGGTGAAGGCGCTGCTGGCCGAGCGACGGCAGCGGCTGGAGTATGAGCGGGAATTGTATTCCGCGGCGGCTGCCGGTCGCTGAAAAAGCGGAAGACTTTGCGATCCTCCGCTCTGGTAATCACTTACCTAAATGCGCTCTTACCTTGTCAACCATTACGCCAACTTTCTGGACTGCTTCCTTGATCTTCTCCTTCGACACTTTGAAGTGATCGGACCAATAATTCAGCTCGTAAGGTTCATGTACGTTAATTTTTGATGCATCCTGAGGCCGACGTTTAGTGAGGTTATCCGGCATTTTACTTCTCCTTGTTGGGTTGGTACTGCGCAAGGAGGTTAGCAGTGCTAGTGAGTGGCGCGAGGTGGCGCCACGGATAACCGATGATCGGCATCAACGACGACGGCACCAGAGATTGATTGCGCTGACCCCGCGTGCCAGGCGTACGGGCGGGAACTGGTTCCTTATCGATGAGGCCGACGTCTATCAGGGGGATTTCGGGGGCAGTATGCCCCCTGAAGACGTTTAAAACTCCCAACCCCAAAACTCCAGGTTATCCGCACATCCGACATTTTGGGCAGAGGCTGGCAGGGGCTGCTCAAGTGGAGAGTCTTGCGCAAAACCGCCGCTGCAGGCCACGGTTTACCGTTTGCATAAGCACAAAAAAGTGGATGATTTGTCACCCTAAATAGGGTGTGTATTCTTTATAAAACAATAGGTTAGCTGTGATCAGTTCCCAGCATGGGGTGCTAGGGTGTTAAGGAGGGGAGCAGGAGGTCGTCGATTAGTGGTCGAACCCTGCTGCTGATGATGATCGGCATAGATCAGCATGGGGGGGCAGGAAGCTTCCGGCGTACACTCCAACTTCGGTAAATCACAATTGTGAGGATTACGATGTCAACCGAACCAGTACGCCAGCATTTCGTTCCGAAGGTGTATTTGCGCTCGTTCTGCAAACATCCGATCGAGGACGAGCGGATCTATACGCATGACATAAAAACCGGCAAATCTTATGTAGCCTCAATCACCCGAACTGCTGTTACAAAGCATTTTTACACCATCGCTCAAGGTGATGGCTATAAGCCAACTGTAGTGGAGGATGAGTTGTCGGCGATTGAATCTGCTGTCGCTCCGATCATTCGCGCGATTCAAAGGGCTGAGGCGCTGCCCGATGACCCTGACGCGATCTCGGTTCTCGCCACCTTTATCGCAACGCTTTATTTGCGTACCCCGCAAGGTCGTCGGGTGATCTACGGTTATCGGGAAGAGGTTCGTGCAAGTGAATCACCTGAATCGCCCACCCACCAGCACGGCTTGGATGAAATTATCAGCCTCGACGATGAAGAAATAAATGAGCTGTCATCCATTTCAACGGTGGTCGTTGGAAAGCGGGTCGGGATCCATCTGCGCCATATGCATTGGCGCCTGCTTCGGACCAAGGGGAGTTATTTCATCACTTCGGAGAGCCCAGTCTACTCGATACACGAAACTGACAAAGCGTGGGGGTTTAGTACTCCAGGAGTGCGCATTTTTTTCCCGCTCTCACCTTCCCTGCTTATCCACTTGAGCAACGAACCGGTCTACCCGGGTAAAGGCACTGCCGACTTGCCACTCACCACCGTACGCGGAATTAACGCGCTTACGGTCTCTGCCGCTGAGCGATGCGTGTATTCGGACCGCGCGTTTGATGACCTTGCCGAACTTCTTGATATTCGCGCAGCAGACAAGGGACCAGCCTTTGGTCCCTTGTAAGTCGTGCTGCGACGGCGGGAGGCTTTGTATTGGGCACACCGAGAGCTGTCACGCAACGCATAGACAGTGGATGCTGAATAGGAGGGGGTGGACTGAGTCGACAGGATGCCAGGGAGGGGGGTGAAAACGACATGAGTTATGGAACACTTCCATAATAGTTATGGAACGCATGCCCTGTGGCGATTTCCAACCCAAACCCCAGAAACGACAAAGCCCTGAATAATCAGGGCTTTGTCGGTACAAATATGGCGGAGGCGATGGGATTCGAACTCATGGACCTGTTACAGTCGACGGTTTTCAAGTCCGAAGATTAATCCTTATATTTCAATACCTTAAGTTGTATTCGTTTCCGCTAGGCAGTATTCATTAATGCTCTGGAG